GATTAAATGTTATTGCTTCTGGTTTAAGTGCTAACCAATGGCATCATGTGGTTGTTACACAAAATATATCTAACAACGAAAAAAAAATATATATAGATAATACTTTAAAAACTACAAGTACTAGCACTATAAATAATACAAATGTAACATACTCATTAATTATTGGTGGTTATCAAACATATAATAATTCTGCTTATGATGGAAAACTTGATCAGATTAGAATATTTAATAAAGCAATTAGTGCTTCAGAAGTTACAAAACTTTATAATGAAGTGCAATGTGCTAATACTATAACTGCACCTGAAAGTTATTTTAATACAAAACTATATACTGGAAATAGTGGTACACAGTCTATAACAGGAGTTGGGTTTCAGCCTGACTTGGTTTGGATAAAAAGTAGGAATAATAACTATAACCCCACCTTGTATGATTCAGTCCGAGGAACAGGTACTTCTAAAGCGATTTATTCAAATGAAAATGTTGCTGAAAATACCTATCCAACTTTAAATAATTTTGTTTCTTTTGATACAAATGGGTTTACACTTGGAGCAACTTCACATACTAATAATATTATTAATAAAACAAGCGATAATCTTGTATCGTGGAACTGGAAAGGCGGAGGTTTATTAAACAAATCAGCTAGTTTTAATGGTAGTAGTAGTAGGATAACATTGCCTAAGCTTACAGGATTAACGGCCGACGTAACTGTTTCAGGATGGGTAAATATAGGGAATACAACAACGTCCAATAGGATAAGATTTATCGAACTAAATACGAATGCAAATGGTTATGCGGGAACCATGTCGGTTCTGTATAGGCCAAGTGATGGTCAATGGCTAGTAAGATCAGGAAACGGTACTTCTACAAATTCTGATGTATTAACACATACATACACATTAACACAATTAACTTGGTATAACGTATGCTTTACTAGAGATGATTCTACTAATGTAACTAATTTTTATGTTAATGGTTCTTTACAAGATACAGAAACCGTATCTGTTTCTTCTTCGTACCCTTCTGACGCAACAGGAGTAATTGGCGATTTAAATTATAGTGCGGGGTCAAATTATAATTGGCTTGGATTAATAGACCAAGTAAGAATATTTAATAAAGCAATATTAGCTTCAGAAGTCACAACTCTTTATAATGAAACAGCCAGCACTATAAATACTTTACAAGTATTAGGGGACGATTCTTGTGTAGCAGCATATCCTTTAGGCGTTGGAGCTGGAGATCTTAACAATACGTATTCGGGGACTCCTTCAAATGTAACATTTAAAAATCCTGGTCATTTAACCAGAAATAATAATGGAACAATTGAAAGTACGGTAAGTGCTAATACAGAATCTGGATTTAGTATTGTTACGTATAGTCCTAATGATACAGTTGGGATGTCTATCGGGCATGGTTTGGGTAAGGCCCCTTCTCTCGTAATTACTAAAAGATTAGATACTGCTCAAGATTGGGGAGTTTATACTAATGTTTCTACAGGTAACACTACCACCAATTGGTTATCTTTAAATGATGCCGATGCTTATGGTTCTGGCAACTTTATGAATATTAAATCTTCTACTTTAGAGCTTCCTGCAACAGGTGCTTTTTGGGGTAACGGCGGAAATCAAGTTGCTTATTGTTTTGCAAATGTAGATGGTTATCAGCGTATAGGTTCTTATGTTGGGAACGGTTCAACTAATGGTCCTTTTATTTATACAGGTTTTGAACCCGCTTTTATATTAGTTAAAGGAACGACATCATCATACGCATCACATTGGATGATTATAGATAATAAAAGAGATACTGATAAAGAAAAAGATAAAAGATTATTAGCTAATTTATATAATATTGAAACAGATGATGCTAATTGGAAAACTGAATTCTATTCTAATGGATTTCAACCAAAATCTACTTTTTCAGGTTATAATCATTCATCAGGCACTTATTTATTTTGGGCCATAGCTGCAAATCCAGATACTACAGCATCGACCAAAGCTAATAGTTTTAAAACTAAAATATATACAGGAAATGGTGGTACGCAGTCTATAACAGGAGTCGGGTTTAAACCAGATTTTACTTGGCTAAAATGTAGGGTCGACCCTAGAAATCACAGACTTTTTGATTCTGTAAGAGGTGCAACAAAAGGTATTTCTAGTGATCTTCCTAATCGGGATTTTACAGAAAACTCATTAACAGCTTTTAATACAGATGGATTTACACTTGGGACCACAGGCAATCAAAATGTTTTAAATGAAAACTATGTTTCATGGAATTGGAAAGCTGCAGACCATGATAGAAATTTACCTACTATAAACCAAGATGGAAATATTACAAGTTTGGTTAGTGTTAATCCAGAAGCTGGGTTTAGTATTGTGAAGTATACAAGCACAACTAATTCAAGTGATACAGTAGGGCACGGCCTTTCTTTACCACCTAAACTATATATTACAAAGCGACTTGGCACTTCTGCCTCTTGGTGGACATATACCACTGTTATTGATGGAAGCTTAGATTATGTGGCACTTGATAGAACTGATTCAAAATATAATTCTACAAAAGCAGCACCAACATCAAGCGTTTTTACAACCGACTATGGCTCTGTTGATAATATGATTACATACTGCTGGCATTCTGTAGCTGGATATAGTAAGATAGGCACTTATGAAGGGTTGGGCACATCTACCGTAACAGTTTCAGATGTAGGATTTAAGCCATCGTTTATTATGATAAAAAATGTTGATGCAACTGCAAATTGGAATATGTACGATGTTAACAGAAGTACTGTTGTAGATAGAGCAAACAAAATATTATATCCAAACTTAAATAATTCAGAACCAAGTGCTACTAATTATTATTTTGATATGAATGATAGCGGTTTTGTTGTAAGTGCCACTAATCACGAACAACATAATTTTGCAGGTAGAACATATTTATATATGGCATTCGCTTAAAATTTGTAAATTTGTAAAAAATAAAAAATGGCAGCAACACAAGTAACAGCAGACGTTATAAAAGACGCTACTATAACAGGAACTAAAATAGCCAATACAACAATTACCTCTGGCAAAGTAGACTCATCTGTAGCTAAAATAATTACACTGACACAATCAGCTTATGATGCTTTAGGCTCTTACAGCGCCTCAACATTATATATAACAACATAAATTATGGCAGTATATTTAGGAGCGACACAGTTAGACGGGGGCGGAGGCGGAGGAACTCCAATAGGAGGTTTTGCTTTTTTTGAAAATCCCGTAGGTGTTAGCTTTACTTCAGGAAAAGAAGTATACACAGACGCAGACAATATTGTTTGGATTAAAACAGCCGCTACTATTCTTTCGTCGGATTCTGGAGTTTTAGAGGCTTCACAGTATTCTGGTTCTACTAATTCTTTACTTGTGTCATCAAATACTTTTAGTGGAGGCGGAGGCTACGTTGGTAGGACATCCTTTGGTTATAATGGCGTTCATCTTCAGGCGATTGGATTAAGAGGAAGTAATAATTATGGGTCTTATGCTCTTCGTGATGAAGATAACACTAATATAGCTACGAGTTACGCCTCAACTGGGCCTTTTTCAGCCGGATATTCACAAGACCCAGGAGGGACAACAAACCCAATGGGATGGGTTTTTGGTTCATCTTTTTATAATGACACTCATGCTTTTACTGGATTTCACAGACCTGGAATTAATAGTTTTTATAGTGCAGCTAAACATGCTTATACCCCTTTCACTTCTTTTACTGGCTCAACAAACGGATATTCACAAACCAACTATTTTACACTTCCTGTTCCATTAATGGCTACAACAAATATCCAGACAACACCGAGATATTGGGGAGTTAGCCAAGACGGAACTACGGTAACAGAATACACTTTTAATGCATCAGCGTCAAACGGAACAAATCCATTTACAGCGGTTAGTCCGTCAAATACATTTACTGTTGCATCTGCTGAAAGATTTATGTCGGATGGTGTAGATAAACTTTATGTTCATAGCGGAACATCTTTACATCAGTATGATTTGAATGGAAACAATACCCTTACTTTTAGTGGACTTCCTGGTGCTATTACTGATACAAGTTATCATGTAGGTTTTGTTTGTGTTCCTGCTTTTAAAAATTCCGACAACGTAACACAGTTTTGGACAAGAACAGGTGGGAGTACTGGAAATAATTCAGCGTCTCAAACTTTCACAAGGTACGATCTTGTTGAAACCGTAGAGGGCCCTTTTACCGGAACTGCTGCAAGCAAAGCACTTATTCACCTTCAAGATGTTGATTCAAATGATATTCTTGGACAAGGCGGCAACTTAATTTATTTATGGAAAAGAATAGCTTAATATGAAATATATATCTATAAAAAAGGAAAAAGTATTAAAGGTTTATTCTTCATCTAAAGAACTTTATGAGGATCTTAATGCTGAACAATATCTTGAAATGGAGGATTCTGATTTTGAGAAGTATCAAAAAGATTGGAGGGACTTAGAATTAAAAAACACGGATTGGATCATTCCTATTTCAGATCACTCTCAAAGAGAAGCTTATATTTTATACAGGCAAAAATTAAGAGATTGGCCTAATACAGAAAGCTTTCCTGACACCTGTCCTTCCCTTTAATTAAAATTGTAAAATCTACTATAATGAAAAAATATGAACTATATAAGAAAAATATCAGTTGGTTCTGACTACAAGAATGCTATGCATTATATAGTTGGACAGGAGGTTCTTGGAGGATCTTACCTAATAGACAGTATTAATTTTGAAGAAAAAGGGTATTCTGTTTGGGTTAAAAAAGACGGAGAGGTTGTTAAATGGAAAGAAGTCACAAACACCCCTGTTATGGTTGAGTATAATCTAAACGCCATATGATCCCTAGGAATAAGTATTTAATTGCTCCCTACGGGAAAGAATACAAAAACACAAAAAATATTGACGGGCATTCTTTGATAGTTAACACATCTATAGAGGATGTAAAATATGTTAATAGAATTGGACTTGTTATATCAACCCCTAAAAATTCTGAAATTCCTAACGGAAGCCTTGTTGTTGTTCACCATAACGTTTTTAGAACTTACCTGGACATGAAGGGAAGACAAAGAAAAAGTAATGAGTATTTCAGAGATGAAAAATATTTAGTTGGTCCTGAAAGAATATATATGTATAATGATGGAGAAGGTTGGAAGTGTACTGAAGGATATGTTTTTGTTTCTCCTTATGATTATATTCAAGATGATAGTATATATCAATCAAATGAAAAAGAAGAAGAGCATATGGGACTTATAAGACACAGCTCTTTATTTCCAAAAGGAACTCGTGTTGGATTTACCAAAAACTCTGAATATGAGTTTGAATTGGGTGGAGAAAAAATGTACAGAATGAAAGTTAATGATATTTGTGTTAAATTTACATAAAGCAAAAAAAAATAACTAATGCCGGACGCATTTTTAAAGAACAACCTATCAATAGTAATATCGTTTGTTGTTGCTGTATTTACAGCAGGAGGAATATTTGCAGAGTTTACGGCATTAAAAGATGAAATATCTTTAGTCCACGACAGGTTAGACGAAAAAATTGTTTTTATAAATAAACTTGAAGAAAGAATATTAAATATAGAAAAACAAGTTGAATACGAAAGAGGGTTGCTTGAAGCAATGTCAAAATCTAATGTAAAAAATGAGTAAGAAAACAGAAGTAACTGTAAAGTCAAATGGCTTAAGAAATGAATTAAAAGAGATACGAAAAAGTATCGACAAACTAACTGAAGTATTACTACTTCAACAAACAAACAAACAGAATGAAAACATTAAAAACAACGCTACTGGCGAGTATTGGGGTGATTCTATTGATGGGATGTACTTCACAACTTCAAGTACAGAAGCAAAGACAAGCATTGAGAGTAAAAACGTATCAAAAAATAATTAATAGTGTTTCTATTGAAGATCCAAATGAAATTAAGCTAGCCCAAATATTGTGGCACAAAACAATTAAAAATGGAAGTAAAGGTTATAGAAACAATACAAAAGGTAATTAGTGCTGGAGAAAAAGCTGTTGAAGAACTTATAAAGGTTGCTGAAGAAGAAATTATTACTGGACACCCAGATGATGATCTTGCTGCTGATAGGCTTAAGAATGCAGCCGCAACAAAAAAACTAGCAATATTTGATGCTTTTGAGATACTTCAAAGGATAGAGATTGAAAGAGAAAAATTAAATGGCACGGACGAATCTGAAACAAGTTCAGGAAAAGATAAGGGATTCCAAAGCTTCGCAGAAACTAGAGGCAGGAAGTCTTAGTCTTTATAGAATTGTGCAGGATGACATAAAACAATCTGTACGAAAAAGTAAAAATAAATTAAAATCCTGGAAGTATGGTTATGATAAAGATTATGATATAATCATTATATCCAAAGATGGAACTTTAGGTGATGTTGTAGAAATACAGAATTTAAAAATTGGACTACCTTTGCAGCCAAAATCTGTATACCATAAAAGCAATGAAAAAAAAGATCAGTATTGGGAGCCTTCAGAATATCCAAAAGAACTTAAAAAAATTAAAAGTATATTTCAATGGAATGAATACCCTTCTGACTTCAAACAATCTTGGATATCATATATTGAAGCGGAATTTGAAAGAAGAGAAAATGGATTTTGGTTTAAGAATAATGGTGTCTCTACTTATATTACTGGCTCTCACTACATGTATCTCCAGTGGACCAAGATTGATGTTGGGCACCCAGAGTTTAGGGAGTCAAACAGATTATTCTATATATTCTGGGAAGCTTGCAAGGCAGACATCAGATGTTTTGGAATGTGCTACCTCAAAAATAGACGGAGTGGATTTAGCTTTATGTCGTCATCGGAAACTGTCAATCAAGCCACAATTACTTCCGACGCAAGATTTGGAATTTTATCAAAAACAGGTTCAGATGCTAAAAAAATGTTTACAGATAAAGTCGTTCCAATATCCACAAACTATCCTTTTTTCTTCAAGCCTATACAGGACGGAATGGATCGACCAAAAACTGAACTTGCCTATAGAGTGCCAGCTTCAAAACTTACAAGAAAATCTATTGAGCAATCAAATACAGAGGAGCTTACAGGTCTTGACACTACTATCGACTGGAGAAACACAGGAGATAACTCTTACGATGGTGAAAAACTCAGACTCCTTGTACATGATGAATCTGGTAAATGGGAAAGGCCCGATAATATCCTCAACAACTGGAGGGTCACTAAAACTACATTACGATTAGGTAGAAAGGTTATTGGAAAGTGTATGATGGGATCCACATCAAACTCACTAGATAAGGGTGGAGATAATTTTAAAAAACTTTATAGAGCTTCTGATGTTTTAGAAAGAAATTCTAATGGCCAAACAAAGAGTGGAATATACAGTTTATTTATTCCTATGGAATGGAACATGGAGGGCTTTATAGATAAACATGGTCACCCTGTTTTTAACACACCAGAATCCGTCGTAGAAGGAATTGATGGAATGGATATAGATATAGGCGTAATTAATTACTGGAATAATGAAGTTGAGTCTTTAAAAAATGATTCAGACGCTTTAAATGAGTTTTATAGGCAGTTTCCAAGAACAGAAAATCATGCCTTTAGGGATGAGTCTAAGAACACTTTGTATAATCTCAGCAAAATATATGAGCAGATAGATTATAACGACGGATTAGAAGCGCAGAGGGTATTGCAAAGAGGTAATTTTTCTTGGGCTAATGGTAAAAAAGACACAGAAGTTGTTTGGTCTCCAAATCCAAAAGGAAGATTTTATGTTACATGGATACCTCCACTTGAATTAAGGAATAGAATAATAAATAAAAACGGAATAAAGTATCCAGGTAACGAACACATAGGGGCTTTTGGATGTGATAGTTATGATATATCTGGAACTGTAGGGGGCGGAGGGTCTAATGGTTCTCTTCATGGAATAACCAAAATAAACTTTGAAGGTCCATCTAATTTGTTTTTTTTAGAATATATAAGTAGACCTCAGACTGCTGAAATATTCTACGAAGATGTTTTGATGGCTTGTGTTTTTTATGGGATGCCGGTCCTTGCTGAAAATAACAAACCAAGACTTCTTTATCATTTAAAAAATAGAGGATACAGGGGGTTTAGTTTATCAAGACCAGATAAGCACAAGAATGATTTATCTAAAGCAGAAAGAGAGCTTGGAGGAATTCCTTCTTCGTCAGCAGTAATATCAATTCATGCTGAAGCAATAGAGTCTTATATTGAACAAAATGTTGGGTTGTTAGATTCGGGCTCTGGAAATATGTATTTTACAAGGACGCTTTTAGACTGGGCAAACTATGATATAAACAACAGAACAAAGTTTGATGCTACCGTAAGTTCTGGATTTGCCCTTATGGCAAATAACAAATATGTTAGCAAACCGAAGAAAAATGTTAAAGAAATAAATGTTACCTTTGCAAGGTACAATAATGGTGGAATAACAAGTACAATATTGAGATAAAAAATATATGAACGGAGTCCAAACAAGGAATGTTATTGGCTTTCCAGATCAACTCGCTTCTGATTCAAAAAAAGGATCTAAGGAGTATGGGTTAGTTGTGGCTCGAGCAATAGAGTCCGAGTGGTTTAGAAAAGAAAGCGGAACTTCAAGATTTTATAATAACAGAGATACTTACCATAAGCTAAGAACTTATGCTATGGGAGAGCAGTCGGTTCAAAAGTACAAGGATGAGCTTGCTATAAATGGAGACATATCATATCTAAATTTAGACTGGACACCAGTTCCGGTAATACCAAAGTTTGTAGATATAGTGGTTAATGGAATGCAGAATAGACTGTATGACGTTATGGTTGATGCTGTTGATTCAATATCATCCAATAAAAAAGCCATGTATAAGTTGAAGCTACAGGCTGAAATGAGGAATAAGAATGACTTAATGGAAATGCAGCAGATTACTGGAAAAGATATGTTTGATCAAGACCCAACAACGCTTCCACAAAGTCCTGATGAGTTAGAGCTGCAAATGCAACTAAACTACAAAGATGATATAGAAATTGCTCAAGAAAAGGCTATTGAAAATGTCTTAAGAATGAATAATTATGAGCAAATAAGAAACAAAATTGATGAAGATCAAACTACATTGGGGATATCTTCTGTAAAGCATTCTTTTAATACTCATGATGGAATAAAAGTCGAATACGTAGATCCAGCAAACTTAATATGGAGCCCTACTGAAGATCAAGATTTTGAAGATTGTTATTATTTTGGAGAAGTCAAAAACGTAAATATAACAGAATTAAAAAAAATAGACCCTTCCTTAAGTCAAGAAGACATAAAGGAAATATCAAAGATGTCTTCTAAATGGGATGCTTACCAAGGAATACGAGGCGGATACAAGACAGACAATTTTGACCACAACACTGCAACGTTGTTGTATTTCTGTTATAAAACGGACAAGAATATCGTATATAAAAAGAAGAAAACATCTCAAGGAGGAGACAAGGTACTTAAAAAAGACGATCAATTTAACCCACCAAAAACAGAGAAAGCTAGATTTGAAAAACTTTCTAAAAGAATTGACGTATGGTACGAAGGTGTACTTGTTCTAGGAACAAATTACATTCTAAAATGGGACTTAATGAAGAACATGGTTCGCCCAAAGTCCTCAATGAGCAAAGCGGTAGCACCTTATATTGTAAGTGCTCCAAAAATGTACAGGGGCCAAGTGGACTCTCTGGTAAAAAGAATGATTCCATTTGCGGATCAGATACAACTGATACATCTTAAACTCCAACAGGTCACGGCAAAAATGATTCCTGATGGCGTATATATGGATATTGATGGATTAAGTTCAATTAATCTAGGCAATGGAGCAATGTATACACCACAAGAGGCTTTGAATTTATATTTTCAAACCGGATCTGTAATAGGAAGGTCATTTACTGAGGAAGGAGAGTTTAACCACGGTAAGATGCCTATTCAAGAGTTAACTTCTTCTGGTGCAAACGCAAAAATATCTTCTTTAATAAATATGTATAATTACAATTTAGGGATGATTAGATCTGCAACTGGCCTAAATGAGGCAAGAGACGGATCTACTCCAGACTCAAATTCTTTAGTTGGTGTACAAAAAATAGCAGCATTAAATTCTAATACAGCTACAAGGCACATTTTAAAATCAGGAATAAACATAACAAGAAGAGTTGCTGAAGGTATTACTTATAGAATGTCTGATGTATTAGAGTTTTCTGA